AGGAAGCCAACCAGATGAGAACGCAAGCTAACCTTGCGAAGGTGCGGGCGGACTACATGAAGATGAAGTTCGAGATGTACCGCACAGCGGAGTCTTCGCGTCGAGCAGAGATGTCTTTGCGATGAGCATAGAGTCAAAGATTATGAAGGACATCAGGTCGTGGAGCCTTGGTGTTCTGGAGGAGCCATCAGAGTTCCTGAATGGCTTTCCTCCGTGCCCTTACGCGAAAGCTGCGTGGAAGCAGAAGAAAGTGTCTATCGAGGTCTTTCACATTCCTGCTGACGTTGACGGCGGCTTGATCGAATGCCCAGAGATATTCGACAACGGCATCAAGAGCATTATTGAGGATGACAAGGATGTCCACATTATAGCAATTCCAAACTGGCAGGCGCTTGTTTCATCAGAAGACATGGACCGGGCGTGTATGGAGGCCAATAAGGTTCTGGCCCCGTCTGACATTTACTTGATGTCGTTCCATCCTGATGACCAGCCGGAATCTGACCATTTCGAGTTCCTGTATAAGACATACGAAGAGGTTCCCGATCTCGACCATTACGGAATGATATTTATTCAGAGGCTGTCTTTGCTAATGGCCGCAAGCGAGGACTTGCTGAAGAGGGGTTATTACGACAACTGGAAAGTTAAGGACTATAATTCCCTAATAGAGCCGAGGTATCTGTCATGGCATATCAGTGAAAGGGCGGCAGCCAATGAAAAAGAGGCCCCCCGTGATTGAGGAAATCCTAAAAGAAATTGAGGACGAAACTGGCGAGGAGTTCGGCGCTGACGAAATTCTCCGCTCCTGCGAGTCATGTGGGTGCCCCGGATTTCTAGTTACAGGAGAGGGAAGGCTACAGTGCGTCAACTGTAACGAGTATGACCAGCATGTAATGGTGCATTTTCTAGATAGTAGGGTAAGCAACTAATTGACCTACTAGCACTCGTGTGTAAGTATGTGTTGCTATGACTACTAGAAACCCATACGCGCGAGCGCTTGCTGACAGGCTTTTCCGTCAACGGAAGGTTGTGCCAAAAAAAGGCCGTGCGTCTTATTCCCGCAAAGGGAAGCGAGGTTGGCATGGTCGAGGTCAACGAGAAGTTCCTGAAGGTTCTTGAGCCACTAGAACAGCAAGTTGAGATGTTGCAGGCCAGCATCTCGGCTATAAAGTCGCAGTTGATGCTGAGCGATAGACGCTACATTGCTCAGATGACTGACGATTACCTTGAAAACCACTTCAGTCCCGGACTGACCGAATGACAGAAGACCTTGCCCTGAACGAGCGTCAGAAGACTTTTGTGAGGGAATTGGTTTACGGCAACTGCTCTCAGACTGAGGCGGCACGACGCGCTGGATTTGCACAGCCCGCTCAGGCTGCTACCCGCCTTCTTAAAGACCCCAAGATTGGGGCTTATCGCGCAGAGCTTCAGGATGACATTGCCGCTGAGTACGGTATCTCAGCAGAGCGGAGTATGCGCGATCTCCTCAACATCAGGAATGGCGCTATAGAGAACGGTCAGTACGGCGCAGCCGTAGCCGCTGAGAAGCTCCGCGCACAGATGGGAGGACTTCTCAACGAGAAGCGCGATGACCCCATGAAGCTGATGTCCAAAGAGCAGATAGAAAAGAGACTCGAAGAGCTTCAGAAGCTGGCAGAAGCAAAGACGGTCGCCCTCGAAAAAACGCAGGACGGAATCTTTACTGCCAAGTCCTGAGTGTTGCACTGATGCAACATCATCAGAAGAAATAGATCAACGACGCGAATAGTCGTTGATCCTGTCCGTAGCCCAATTATGTTGGTCTTGTGTCAAAAGACACGAATGTCAACTTGGAGATTTACTATGGACGAAAACAGCATTGGAAGTCATTACGACCGTCCCGCTGAGCAAATCGATGAGCTTGAGATCGACTCCGATTTCCTTATCGAGAGCATCAAGCGGCTCACAAAAGATCAGCGCAAGGCATTTCAGTCTCTTGGCGGGCAAGAGGCCCGGTTCTTGGTCGATCAGTATTACACGGTGCAGAAGAACCGCATTGCGACGGCTGCCCAAATCAGATCGATGGAGAAAGCCGGTGAGCCTGTAAACGTCTTGCAGTTGACGAAGGCCAACTACGAACAGCTTGAGAAGAACGCCAAGGTTGGCCTGCAAGTCTATGCAGAGAACAACCCTGTTGGTCGTTGGTTGCTGGCTCAGGATGGGATTGGCCCCGTCATTGCGGCTGGGTTCCTCTGTCACTTTGACATTAAGAAAGCTCCGACATACGGGCACTTCTGGTCTTTCGCTGGCCTAAACCCCGAGAAGACTTGGGAGAAGGGTCAGGTTCGTCCTTGGAACGCAAAGCTGAAGACGCTTGCTGCCTTCAAGGCGGGTGAGTCTTTCGTCAAGCGCAGCAATAGCGACAAGTCTTTCTACGGCAAAATCTACAAGGAGACCAAGGCTCAGCTTCAGGCTGACAACGAAAACCTTGAGTTCAAGGAGGTTGCGCTTCAGAAGGCAGAGAAGGTCGGCAAGACCACGGTGGCTTATTCGTACTACTCAGTCGGCAAGCTGCCACCGGCCCACATTCACGCCCGTGCCAGACGCTACGCTGTGAAAATCTTCCTGAGTCACCTTCACTATCGCTGGTACGAATGGCACCACAAGAGACCCCCAGCGGACCCCTACGCAATTGCTCACATGAATCACGCGCACGTTATCGAAGCGCCGGGACCGGAGTTGATCTAATGGCTTGCCCGATAAACATTCCGTCACATTTGTGGGGGGACAAATCCCAGAAGGCTTTGGACAGGTTTCTAATGGTTTTCCCCGGCCTGATTCACAGTGACCCCAAGCTGCTTGAGCTTGAATACCTTGATCTTGCGGTCATCGTCCGGGACGAGATGGACGAAATGGAGGGGGACAGTCAGGCCCTCTCTGCCGGGGCCTTGACGTAATGAATCTTGGTGCATATAAGGGGCGTGTCCACAAACCCTCCAAGGTTGGACCGAGAGCAGGCGGGGTTCTTTTGTCCTTTCTGGCCCTCCTGCTCTCCCCCTTTCCCGCACAAGCTGAAGACCAGAAAAACTGCCTAGCAGAGGCAGTCTACTTTGAGGCTCGATCAGAGCCATTCATTGGTCAGATTGCTGTTGCTGGCGTTGTTCTGGAGCGTGTGCAGAGGCCGGAATATCCAGACAATGTCTGTGATGTGGTTCATCAGGGGCATTATGTTGGTGGTATGCCTATCAGAAACCGTTGCGCTTTTAGTTACTGGTGCGACGGCAGGCCAGAAAAGATTAACGACGAATTAGCTTGGGAGCAGGCTCTGTATGTAGCTGAACTTGCTCTTGACGGTGTGAGGGTCGCCAACACCGAGACAGCAACCCACTATCACGCATCGTATGTGAGGCCCAGTTGGTCTGGTGACATGAATTTCATGGCTAGGATCGGACTTCATCTTTTTTACGGAGACTAAAATGACTTGGAAAGTTTATTGGGTCGGCAATCTTATGAACGACCGCCAGAAAGTTGCTGGACCGAAAGGCAAAGAAAAGCCAACCGAAGAATCCAAGACTGCGGATCAGGTCGCAGATGAGAAATGGCGTGAGTATAAAGAGGGAAAAATTTTACTAGCACAACGCCGTGTTGGTGAGGGTGTCTTCGAGTACCTTTTTAAAGTCAAGGAGATTGTCCAATGAGGTACCATTTTGAATTGTCCTACAAAAAGGAAGGCCAATATATTCCTCTATTTAAATCAGATTACGAAACAACATTGGAAAAATATATTGAGCAATTAACGGCTGCTGGTATTTCCGAAGAGTACCGGATTGATAAAGTAGTAACATCATATTTTAATGTGGATTAGCTAAATGCCTCTATTCAATACCCAGAATGCCAAAACAACTAAGGGCGAGCCGCTTGGCTACAAAACATATGTTCTCTACTTGTCGAGCGGTGACAAGAGCGGGCGCGAGGTCTGCAAAAATAGAAGCGCGGGTTGTTTTGATACGTGCTTAGATAATTGCGGGCGCGGACAAATGGAGTCAGTACAGAATGCTAGGCTGTTAAAAACTAGGTATTTTTGGAATAGTCCAGCTTTGTTCCGCGCCAACCTAGATTTGGAAATCAAGGCCGCGATACGTAATGCCAAGCCCGCCGCCGTGCCGGTGTTCCGGCTTGACGGCACAAGTGATCTAGGGCTGGGCATTTCATTGGCGCGGAATAATCCAACAGCACAATTTTACGACTACACGAAAAACTACAATCGGATGAAATTGTATTTCTCCGGAAAATTACCCAGCAATTATCACCTGACTTTTTCTTGGTCCGGCAATAATGCGACCGCCTGCTTAGATGTGTTGTCGTTTGGCGGCAATGTTGCTGCGGTGTTTGATGGCGGGATGCCAGATACCTTCTACGGCTACCCTGTTATTGACGGCGACGCCCATGATCTGCGCTTTCTTGACCCTAGCCCGTGCGTTGTTGGCCTCAAAGCAAAGGGCAAGGCCAAACATGACACTAGTGGTTTTGTGGTGCGTGTGCCTCCATGCTAGATGGGCTATTGGCTGCAACCCGGCTAGCAGTGCTGTTGATTGTGCTTGTGGTGTTAATCGGTTTGCTGTAGTAATCGGTTTGTGGGCGATATTGCCCGGTTTTAAATTGAGGAAATACAATCATGGTCAATAACATCGACACGTTCACGGCGATGGATCACAACGAGGCGCAGGCGGATAAGTTCGCCCGCATGAACGGCGACGCCCGCGCTGATCAGTTCCGGCCCATTGTTGAAGCTTACCAGTTTGCCGATGGCCAGCCTGCCGAGGCGCGGTATATCCGCGAGGAAAGTACCGGCCAAATCTTGAATCCTCACATTGCGCCTACCTATGCCTTTGTGCCCTATCAAGAGCGGTGGAATACGTTCGACAATATTCTGGGGGAGAGCGGGCTGGACCTGACAAACAAGCTTGTGTCCTACGACTGGAGCAATGGCGGCGCTCGGGCTTTCCGGCAAGTCGTGCTGCCCGCCTATAACCGCACGATGCGGGACGATGACACCGTGGCGCTGCGCTTTCTCGAATGGGATAGCGTGGACGGCTCTAGTGCCTACCTACTGCGGGCGGGCTTCTATCAGTGGGTTTGTGCCAACACCTGCACGACGGGCGATGAGGTGTTCAAGGTATACAACCGGCACCGGGGTCGCCCACGTAAGGAGATGACCAAACATGACGAGCGTGTCATGGCGCTCAAGGCGGAAGAG